GGCATTTGTTGGTGTATTCTGTCAATAAGGCGTTGCCTTATTGACTTGTCCACCAACAAATGCCTAGGCATTTGTTGGTGTATTCTGTCAATAAGGCGTTGCCTTATTGACTTGTCCACCAACTATCCTGTAAGTACTGTGGCATCACGCCACCTTGGGTCGAAGCAAGCTCTGTCGAAGGCCCCTCGTTCATCAACATAGTGATCTCCGAATAGCTCAGTGCGTAATTAAAATAATACAGTCTGCTACACATACCCTTCATGACCCCAAAGATATCAAAGGAATCCTCGTCCTCTAAGGAAGGAATTGTCTTAGGCAGCGTAATACGATCCTGACGGAATGCCATGATATCCTGGTAGTTCTGATAAGGCAGAGATCCGTCGAATCCCAATCTCTTCTTTAAGTTCCCGTTGATGTAGATCTCCATGTGTGTCGATCGGCACACGAGGGCCACGTGAACCCATTTCCCGATCGGGAAATTGTCCACCTCCGCGTACTTATTCCAAGTCTTATAGGTGTTCATGTAGACACGGAGCGTATTCGTATCGGAACGCATATAAACGCCGGGACCGAGCAGAGGATATTGCTGGGGACTGCCCTTAGAAAAAATATGATTGAGTCCCTTTTCTTGACGGAAAGCGGATGGATGGACCATCAGGAAAAAGCTGTAGGAGAATTCGGGGCCCGAACGCTCGTTATCGGACAAATAGATCGAGGCTGAGTTGGGCGAATTAGGATTCTGGTTGATCGTGTAGGACTTTTCCTCCGTAGAATACGTGATCGGAAGGAGTTCTGTGCGATTCATTTTCAGCCGATTGAAAAAGTTGTAGCTGGCTTCCAGTCCCGCCAACAGCAAATATATGACAAACGGAACGAGCAGGCCAATCATTACCTGGGACCAGGGCCCTGTTTGATTAACAATGCTGCTATTTCTTGGGACTGCCGTATTTGAGCGAAAGAGTTCCATACCTACAGTTAATTGCTAAAAATAATATCGCGATACAGCTATGACGATATTAGTGTTATTCAATCAAATTACTCAAAAAGAGACCTTGTTTTATTCTTCATATCGGTCCATGCCTTCGAATTGGGCTCAAAGAATCCCTTCAAGTAGTCCCAGAAATCCACGGGCTCCGCTGGTCCGAGCATATAGTTCGTGTAGACCGCATCGGGAGCCAAAGCACCCCCATACATCCTCACATTCTGGATGAAGCCGCCGAATCCGCCGTATCCCAACAGGGTAGCCGAGTACCCTCCACCATCCACCCTGTAATTGGCAGGTAGAACGCAGCTTCTGGCCAACTTTCCGTCCATATACACATCCACTGTGCGTCCATTCACGGCCACGACAATGTTGATCCAACGCTGTAAATCCACTTCGGGAAGATCGCATATATTGCCGTTCTCACCAAGGCTCGCCCCCGTAGACAGCTCCTCAAAGAATTTCTTACGATTTGACGCCGACAGATCATCGCCCTGGCTCGCAGCTGTGCCTAATTGCTTTGTATGAAATCGCACATGGAGCTTGGGCTGATAGCCGCCCAAATAGATGCGAAGGGTGTCAAAGGACGACCCTCCAATGCTCAGAATGTGCTTGGGGCGGCCATTGTGGTACGACCAGTTCTGTACGTAGATCCATGTAGACACACTGAATTCACCTCCATCGTATATGGGAGGCATGGCAGTGCTCTGAACAGTGATCTGTCCCGATTCCGTAACGTTTGCCTCAACCATTTTTCCAAGCAGCACAGAGTCTGAGATGCCTTGAGGGCCAAACAGATACTGGTACAGGTAATATAGGCCTATTAAACCAAATATAATGATAATTCCCTGAATGAAAACACGGGCAGACTCATGAGACGAGTTCGAATTCATAGTCCTCTAAATCTATGCCAGGATAATTAATTATAGAGCGAATCCCATGCTTTCATCCTATTTGGCGGAGGACTGGTGACAGGATTACATCCCATACCGGGAATACAGGCCACTTGGAGATTTTTGATGCTATCTGCTAAGACATTTGGCAAAGGGAAGGACATTTTATCAGGAGGTGCCCCGTTCGTGTCTGCCATTGAATTTCTTAGAGCCACAATTTCACTGGGACTCATACGCTTGTCATTCACGATAACATTCACTGCGGATCCAAGAAGTTCCTTGGAACCGATCATCAAGGGATTGGACACGGGACTTGGATATTTGTCCAGGCGATGAGAGGCCACGATGCGATCATTATACATCACATCAAATCTGCGACCGTCCCTCAGAATGGACAGAAACACCCATTTTTGAAGGGGAAAATTGGGTAATGGAATGACCTCCTGTCGCTCCGTGGTCGATACCCTTAACTGTGTGACAGCCGGGCTGATTTCGAAGATAAGGCTTCCCTTAATTCCCAGCAATTGAATCATTTTCTCTCCTTGTGTCCTGTCCCCCAGACGTACATTGAAAAACCCGGATAAGGTCGATCCACCCGCAGACAGCAGTTTTTTTCGTGTATTTTCCGAATCCAGTGCCTGGTAAGGTACATCAAGTGGCACAGGCTTATTTACAAGGTAATCTACGCCCTTTCCTGATGTAATAATACTCATAGAAAGAGAATAGGTCATCATAAGAATAATTATTAAAAGCAGAACCAGTAAAAACATGGGCATCCCTATCCGTCCTTTCTAAAATTAATTAGCTGTCTTATTGGTTATAGATTTATCGGCTGATTTATCGACAGATTTATCTGTAGGTATAATGTTATTTATAGAAGACTTAATATCATCTACCAGATTACTGTCACATACAGTGACACTTGGGATCAGATTGATATCCGTAGATTTGGCAGTTTCTAAGGCCGGCTTGGAATAACGAATTTCTGACGGGCTAAGCACACGATTCCAGAGTTGAAGATTATTCACACGAGCCAGATCCGTCATGGTTCCTTGGGGTGGTATAAAATCACCCGTACTTTGCCTGGGACTCGCATCCAATGTCCTTGTTTTAATCAGTCGTCCATTAATGTATGCCTCCATGGCCATATCCATGATCACTACGCCGAGACGGAAAGGTGTTTGAACTGGGACATTGGGAATTACGATGGGCTCTTCATTGTTGTGACTGTTCATGAGGATGATTACAAGATCCGTAGTGTCTGGCTTGAGGGCCACTGTGATATTGGTTAAATTTAGAACATCCTGGGATTTACCACTGGTCCCTGGATCCAAAGTCGATCCACGCATAAAAATGGGTCGATTTCTGTCACTGAACGTCAGGGGATTCAGGATCGTAATGTCCAGCGTAAAGGTCCAATTGGTCACCTGGCCGGCCAGACGAGTCTGAATATCCTTGATGGGACTGGCGACTACACCAGGTTTCCAGAACAATTCACTGTCATTGAGTCCTGGAACGGGAATAAATCCGGGCCCGCCTGGGCTCAATTGAAAGATGGGCCTCACAAAGTAATGAACAAGCAACAAGATCATGAGAAGAATCACCGATACACTCAGCAAATATCCGACGATTGCTTTCCATCCTATCGAGGAACTAGTAGTATAGCCACTGCTACCTCCAAAAGGGTTAAAGCGACCAAGAGACCCTAGAAATCCCGTGGAAGCATAGGGATTTGTTGTTGCGGTTGTTGCTGTTGCTGTGCCAAACGGATTAAACCCAGTAAAGCTTCCAAAAAACCCTGTACTAGGTGCCGTATATTGTGTCGAAGTTCTACCTGGTCCTAGACCATAATCACGTGTAGATCGTCCGAACATTCCTCTAAACTAAACGACTAATTAAATTACACAATTCTTCGATATTAATTGTAATATTTAAGGCTGGGGGCCCTGATGATTCAGATGCTAAAATATAGTGAGGATTTTCTAGAATCCATGACAAATGCCAATAGCACATATTGGCAATATCTACAGGAAAAATTTCAATGACTGGAGTTTTTTTTGTTCCAAATATCATATTTGATAGCCCAGCACCGTGTGCTCCAATAATTAATTTGGCTTTTTGAAATAGCTGTACAGTCTTGTCAAAGGGCAATGAATCAAATATCACAAATTGTTCTTTTGGAAATCGAATGTTTAATTCATCATATACTTTATCAAAATTCGAAATACTTCGCAAACGTTCTTTACGATAAATAAAAACAATCGTATCTTTTACTGTGTTATTTAAGCGAATATATTTACGAATCACGTCAATATCACTTGGTGTAGGATTTCCTGAGCGAGTTTCAGTCATAAGAATAGCATTTTTAATCATGTATTGCGGAGTCCCATTATATGGAATAATAGGGTTTGTGATGCCAATATATGTTAATATACTTTTAATAAATGTTTCATTATAAAAAATAATAATCGGAATTTTAGAATTGTATTCAAATATTCTAATAATTTTAGGCAACATTTCATTTACGAAATGATAAAACCCATATCCCCATTTTTGAACTAAGATCGCAGCAAAAGGTATATTAAACGTAGTATTCTTTTGCTCCTCTTCACTCAATGGATGTATTATTGGATCAACGCCATACAATTTGATATTCTTTGTAAATGAAATAGCAATTTTATTTGCCGAATAGACTGTAAGATCTTCATTTTTATATGTTCGTTTAAATGTGTTCATGAATTGGTCACACAGATCCGATGAACCATATATATTTGTTAGATCATTACGTGAAATGTCATATTTATTATGTAGTACTATTTCCGTCATTTATTAAATCATGTTCAGTTTATTTAGGCCCCAGACTCCCCCGCCAATAAGACCTATCCCTAGAAATCCCACACAGAATCCCCTAATAAAACTCTGAAGATCGACTTCCTTCATGTCATCCTTGGTCCACACAGGTGATCTGTCTCTCTTGCCGAGTTTATTGTAGTATGCGAGCACATCTTGTTCCGTGAGGGTCGGTTTTTTCAGAGTGACGTTTACTGCGTTATGGACCATGACGGTCCAGCGAAATAGATCTTGGCGTCGATCTAGAAAGGGACTGATAGGGTTAGTTTTGAGATGCTGGGCATAGTGTTCTTTACAGACGCCGCAAGGGATCATGAATTGGAGGGACTCGAAAAATTCTTTTGCTGCCCTCTTTTCCGTATAGGTAGGTTCTTTCGAATAGCCAAGGGCCGCAATATGGATTGTATGCCAGAAAAAAGGGCCCCAAACGGTCGGGCTGAACTGCATTGTCTCTGTTGATATACGTGTTAAAAATATTGAAAGAAACGCTAGGCATTTTGAATGGGTTTTCAAAAGGAGAGGCTAAAGATTCATTCTCTAACAACAGCAAGGAAATGGCCTATCGCCGTGCGTTAGAAATACGGAAAATATGCTGTTCGAACTGTGGCGTAGAGGGTCACATGTTCAGGGACTGTGACAAGCCGATCACAAGTTATGGGATTATAGCTCTAAAAAGGGATCTGTCAGGATCAGATCCCTTTTGTTCCGATTCCCCAGTCATATTGGGATATGATATAATGGGAGCACCACAAGTCCTGTTAATTTGTCGTAGGGATTCGTTGTCCTTTATTGAATTTGTTAGGGGAAAATATTCTGTGACGGAAAGGGATTACCTGTACGTCCTGCTACAGAACATGACTAAAAGAGAACATGAGAAGATTCGGCATATGACATTTGATGAGTTGTGGCGATCTGTCTGGGGCTCCGCCGCAGATACGCATAAAAACGATTATGAGATATCGGAGCGGAAATATGCGGCAATTGCCGAGGGAAACATATCAAAATTGCTAGATGCCTATCCGACGGTATGGTTAGAACCCGAGTGGGGCTTTCCGAAAGGGCGGCGGAACAGTGGGGAAACGGAAATCCAGGCGGCCGTTCGGGAATTTGAGGAGGAGACGAACATAAATCGGTCGCATTTATACACGATTCAAAATATTCGGCCGTTTGTGGAAACCTTCTATGGAAGCAATAATGTTCAGTACTGTCACAAGTATTTTGTATCAATGTGTGATAATGTTACTTTGACAGTTATTCAGGACAATCCCCATATGAATCGGGAAATAGGATCTATTGGATGGTTTACAATTGATCAAGCAATAGAAAAGATACGTCCGGACAGCAAAGAAAAGCGGGAACTATTGTTAATTGTAAAGGAGCTTATGAGAACTTTATGCCCTGTTATTATTTAGTACCGATGAATAGAGGATGTCGGATAGCGACGAAGAGCAATTAGCCCCTGATTCTTCTTTAGAGTCGTCTGGATCTGAAGCAACATCGGGAACCACGGAAGCATCAGGAGCTACCGAGGAGACAGAAGCAACCACATCAGGAGCAACTGAAGAATCCGAGGAAGCCACATCAGGGCCAACTGAAGAATCCAAGGAAGCCACATCAGGAGCAACTGAAGAATCCGATGAAGCATCCGAATCATTAGCACCATCAGAATCTGCTGAAGAATCTGAAACGGCCGATGTTGAAGAGGAAGAGGAGGCAGAGGAGGCAGAGGAGGAAGAAGAGGAAGAAGAGGAGGAAGAAGAAGCGGAGGAGGAGGAAGAAGAGGAGGAGGAAGAGGAAGAAGAAGCGGAGGCAGAGGAAGAAGAGGAAGAAGCGGAGGAGGAGGAAGAAGAGGAGGAAGAAGAGGAAGCAGAGGAGGAAGAATCATTGAATACTACCGATTACACAGGGTTAGACGAAGATGAGCTACTAGAACTTTGGGACACGGAAACTGACTTTGAAAGTCGTGACGCTCTCATGAAGGCCCTTCAAAACAAGAAGCTCTTCCCCTCAGGCTTCTATCCGTCTTCTTTTATAAACAAATGGGAGCAATCCACGGGAGCCTATCCAGATTACCAGGATCCCGAGTTTTTACAGAAGCTCTTGGCCAAGCGTGAATTCGCCGAATCCCTTCAGAAAACATGGAAACCCCTGACAAATACCTGTACCGAACAAAACCGTTTCGAAGTGACACCTGTCCAACGCTTTGCGGCCAATCTCATGAGCCCTCGCAGTCCCTACATGTCGGCCCTCCTGTATCACGGTGTCGGTGTGGGAAAGACCTGTGCAGCCGTTCAAATCACCGAGGCCTGGCTAAGTAGTTTCCCTCAAGACACAGTGTTCCTAATCGCCCCCAAGACCATCCAAGACGGCTTCCGTGCTGAAATGTTCGACAAGGACAAGGTGGTGATACCTGAAGACGAATCCGAAGCCAATACTCTGGTCGGCTGTACTGGTTCCACCTATATGGAACTAACAGGCACTCTATTCGAAAAGAATCGTGAACGCATTGAACGCAAAGTCCATCAGGCAATCAGGCGACGTTACAAGATTTTCGGATATCTCTCCTTCAGCAACTATGTCAAAGGATTACTCGCAGGAATCCCCGAGGACATGGACGAAGAGGAACGCGAAATCGAGGAAATGAACATCCTGAGAAAAGTCTTTAGCGGCAAGCTCATGGTGATCGACGAAGCCCATAACCTCAATGACACACCTGTTCGTCTCGTTACGGGAACGGAAACCGACGAAATCTCCGATAACCCTGGAGGCAGGGTCGAAAAGGATGACATGGCGAGTGGTAAACGCCTCACGCCTTTGTTGCGAAAAGTCCTCGATGCGGCCCAAGGCATGAAACTCGTGCTAATGACGGCCACGCCCATGTACAACAATTATAGGGAAATTATCACAGTGTTGAATCTGCTACTAAGAAATGACAAGAAGGCATTGCTGTCCGAGCGAGATATCTTTCTGCCCTCGGGTCTTCTCACGGAGCAAGGCGAGGAGCTGCTCGGCCAAGTGGCCAGTCGCTATGTAAGTTTCATGCGTGGTGAAAATCCAATTACCTTTCCGATAAGGCTGAAGCCCAAGGGTGTTCCCAGACTTGGCGAATACCCGTCCCAGAATCCCAAGGGCTTCGACGTGCCCGAAGAGGAAACGGTCTACAAGGACAGGTTGCCCCTAGTCCCGATTTTGCTGGGGGGCGATTCCTTGGCTGCTTCCGAAGCCTTCATGGACCAGTTGCCAGAGACGGACACGGGAATCAGTCCCTCTGAGATATTTAAATTGGTCCAGGCCGGCAATTTTGTGGCCCCCGCCACGGAGGCGACTAAGGCACCTACCTATGACAATTTTCGAAGTCGAATGGATCTCGATGGGTTGAATCAAATCATGGAGATGGAAGGGACGGGGACAGATCTCCGATTTAGGTCGAAGACAGCCATTGGGGCGTCATGGCTGAGGGCTGATCGAATCGGGACCTATGCTCCCAAGTTTGTGTTTCTGCTCAAGAAACTGGCGTCCTGTGACGGCTGTGCGTTCGTCTATACTCAGTTTGTGACGGCGGGGGCCTTGCCGCTCGCTCTGACTCTGGAGGCCAATGGATATACGCTGTTCGGCAGACCATCGGGCTTTCTGAGCGACGGGATCCAGGATGGGCTTGGTCGTCAGTGTGCTCTCTGTCCTTTGCGTGAAGCCAATCACAAGGGCGAGGTAGGTCACGCATTCGCACCAGCGTATTATGGACTTTTAACTGGTAGAGATACACTTACACCCAACAATGACAAGACCATCAGGGCCCAACGCTTGCCTGAAAATGCCAACGGAATACGCATGAAGGTGATCATCGGATCTGAGGTGGCGTCTGAAGGCGTGAACTTGAAGTATATCCGAGAAACACACGTCCTGGACAGCTGGTATCACTTGAACAAGACCGAACAGGTGATCGGTCGTGCGATTCGTACCTGCTCCCATGCGTTGTTACCAGAACTCAAACGAAACACAACGGTCTACCTGTATTGTGCGGTCTATCCCGACGACGAACGAGAAACAGCCGATCTCTACAGTTACCGCATGGCGTACAGGAAGGCCGTTCAGGTCGGCAGAGTGAGTCGTGTTCTCAAAACCCATGCGATCGACTGTAATCTGAATCACGATGCGATCGTGATCAAGGATCAGGCCCCTGTTACACAGATCGATTCACAACGTCGTGAACGAACTGATGTGAATATCAATGACCAGCCCTATACAGCCATATGTGACTGGATTGAGGACTGCGACTACAAGTGTAAGCCAGAGATCAAGGTGAGCATTGAGGGATCCGATGATACGACGTACAGTGAGTATTCTGCGAAGTGGCGTCTGTCAGAGCTCAAGGAGCGATTCCGCCGCCTCTTTGCTGCCCAGCCCTATTACCCCTACGAGTATCTGTGGTCCCAGATGTTCGACGATGTGCCTGTGATTGCGAGGGCGGAACTATTTTCAAACATTGTCGACAATCAGTTCTTCGAAGTCGAGTACAAGGGCAAGAAAGGCTATATTAAGTACTGTAATACATATTACGTCTTCCAGCCAAAGATCTACACGGATGTCCACATTCCGTTAGCGATAAGAGCAGCCAGGCTTCCTATTCGTCGTGATGAGTATAATCCCCAGTCGGTTGGCTTGGAGGAAGCAGAGGCCGATATTCCCGAAATGACTCGCTCAGATTTGTTTGATGCCGAGGAGACTTGGACGGCTCTGAAGTCCTGGTGCCGAGAACTGGCTACAAAGGCCACCTTCACGGATATCCCCGTGGCAGTTTTAAACAGAATCAAGTCCATGGTGAAGGGCGAAAAGGAAGCGAAGGACAAATATACACAGGTCTTGGATGGAATTCAATGGATTCACGAGGGGTTTTTTCATTCGATGAAGACTCCGTCATCATCCTTAATGGGAACCTTCCAGAAGATTCTGCTCCAATTCTTCTGGGACAACTGGTTCACCTTGGAGGAGCAGAAAGAGCTTGCGTTCTCAGATGAAACGGCGAACCAGATGATTGCGGACGAGACCTATACTAAGTTGGGATCTACCACAATTCGGCGGTTTTTTAGCCCCGATGACGGGGAACTTGTGTTTTTGTGCGGCAAAGATACACCTTGTTCTAAGGCCGCATTAGACTATATGATGAAGGACGCAGAGGATAAGGCGAAATATTCGATTACCAGGTCTAAAACAGGCGAGCAGTATGGGTTTTTGAGCACGGATTCGAAACACAGGATTGTGTTTAAGACGAACAAGATGCCAAAGGCTGGTGCTGAGTTAGATCGTGGGGCCATTTGTGCCATTGGAAGCAACATGGTCGATAAGAAGAATTTTGTTAAGCGACTGGGCGATATTCTAAAGATGATGGGATCGATCGACCTGGACTTGGATGACCGCATTTTCATGGGAACCAGGCCCATTCGGGGGGCTACGCGTCTCTGTCTGGTGACGGAATTTGCCTTGAGGTTCATGGATGCGATCCGACTCAATGGGCAACGATGGTTCTATCGGCCCGTGGCGGCTTTTCTGACGGGTCATACGCCGGCAGGGAAAAAGAAGGTAACAAAGAAGGTGTTGCCGAAGGCTGAGGTTGCTGCTAGTAAATCAATAACAGCGGCAACAGAAACAAGCACCGTCAAAAAATTGGTTCGAAAGAAAGTGGCTAGTAGCAGTTCTGGTGCTGATGTTTCTAGCTCTGTTACTAGTTTACCTGTAACATCAACAGCAACAACCGCAAGTGCGAAGCTTGTCCGAAAGAAAAAGATAGGCACGATCGTCACAAATAATGAATAAATTTGATCACTATAGCCTAAACAAATCGCCCTATACTACTAGGAATGGAATCAACGGCTTATTTTGAAAAAAAGATCAGCCTCTCGCCGACAACAATCTTTAATAAAGTTGGTCGTGATAATAATTTGGATGCCCTCCTTCTTCAACAATTGAAGGAAAAACTAGAGAACAAATGTTCGGAACACGGATTTGTGCTTCCCGGTACTCTTGAGCTCATCTCGCGATCGATGGGCTATTTTGAGGCAGGACGATTTACAGGTGACGCTGTGTTCTATGTCAAGGCAGAAGGAAAGGTGATCAATCCTGCCGACGGGTTTCGTGTAATTGGTGAGGTCACTCGTAAAAATAACATGGGTTTGAATGTGAGTTACAAGAACAATTCGCTTCGCATTCAGGTGCCCCGTGATCTTCATCTGGGCGATGATTCGGATCAGTTTAGTGCGATACAACCTGGGGATTTCATCGAAGTCGAACTCAAGAAGTCTTTGTTCCAGATTAATGATCCCTATATTCTGACGAACGGTCGCTTTATTCGAAAGGTATCAGGTGATGCTGTTGTTGCTCAGGTGGTACAAGAAGGAAAGGAGGAAGAGTCCGAGGAAGAGAAGGAGTCTGAGGATGAAGAGTCCCAAGAGGAAGAGTCCCAAGAGGAAGAGGAAGAATTCGAGGGATCTGCTGAAACAGAGGAGTTAACTGGAGAGTTTTCTGGAGAAACAAACGCATCGATTGTTCCAGAAGATGAGGATCTGTCAGCATCTGGTTCAGCCGTTGCCACAGAAACAGAGACGGAAAGCACAGCAGTCCCTGAAGCATCGATTCCAGGCTTTGAAGATGTCGTAACAACGGCTAGATTAAACAGAAAAAATCGTAAGAATCTAGGTACAGTTGGCCTAAGTAGTAATCAATCATAAATTATTGCTTACACTTAACGCGATTAAACGCACACCCTTTCCGTCCCTACGGAATTAGAGACAATGAGCTACGAAAGGCGAAAGACCTATTTTGAAAACCTCAAGATTTTAGTCAAATCAGAATACGAAGAGGTCTTTCGTATTCTCAAAAAACACAAAGTGGAGTACACCGAAAACAGCAATGGTATATTTTTTGACGTTTCCCTCCTCTCAGAAACTGCCTTTGAGCAATTGGAAGAATACATGAAGTTCTGTCTTTCTAATCGCAGGGCAGAAGAAAATCGAAGTAAGGAGTTGGCTACCCTCAGTGCCGAGACGAACAAGTTCCTTTTGGAGGGCTATTCGTCTAATTAGACAGTAAACAACTGTAATCACAGTAAACTGAGATTTAGAACCTAAATACTGGCCCCGTTTATACAGTAAGTATGGCCCGACCTAATTATCAAAACGTCAGTATAGCACAGCTCCTTGAATGGAGTGAAGCGAATCCTCATCGTACCCATTCTCTGGAGCCGATCAAGATTCAGCCCCCCGCGACCACTACCGATGCCGGCACCCCCTTGACCAAACTCGGACTCCCCACGTATTCCGCGATTCCTGTGTCAGGAATTCTCGGTGTGATTGCGTGGATCCGTGATCCCATGTTTGGTCTAGCGAACACCACCGTCCGTTCGACGCTTATTAGAGACTTGGCCACCAAGCTACAAATAGAATCCGATACGCTCGCGGGGTCTTCCTTTGCGAGAAAACGCCGACGTATTTTCGATGCGATCGGATCCGCTCTTCATGGAACTCCCATTGAAGATAACACATGGAAGGATCTGATCTGTGCTCTTGCCCATTTAACGGAGGTCCAAATGATCTTTGTCCGCGATGCGAAAAATCTTGAAGAGAACTCCGAAGACAAGCCAGAGGAACTTCTCGGGGCCAGTAAAGGCGGGATTTTCTTCTCCTCGAGCCCCGAGATATGGACCTCTGAGAAGCAGACCTGGATTGCCGACTGGCATGGGCGATGGATTGCCGTTCCCGAGGATACGGAAACCCGGTCTACGACGAGCAGAATCTTGTCCTTTTTACAGAGCATTGAAGACAATGGCTGGATCGTGGACTGGCCTATTGTAGATGCGACCAAGGAGGCCATCGTGGAAGAGCTTCGATTCAGTCTGACATGGCAGAGCACTCATTCCAAGCTCAAGAAGGATGTCTTGGCATCCAGGCTAGGACGAGAACGGGTGATTAAAGCATTAGCAGCTTTTTAGTATGCGTCTAAAGTAGAGTATGGCCCGCAAGACTGTCAGATCATTAAAAACCTGTATCCAGGAAATGGAAGCAAGAAAACAGGAAAAGCTTGCGAAAGGCGAAGATACGACCCAGGAAGATATTCAGATAAATAAGTGTACGAATACACTAAATCACACAAGAAAACAAAGAAAAGGCTATAAGAAACGCGTAAAGAATCAAAGCAGAAGTCAAAGCAGGTATCAAAATCAACAAATACATCAAAATCGCCAAAATCAGCTAAATCAACAAACGCAGCCAGTCAATCAAATTGTACAACCTGTCGTTAAAAAGCCCGAACTTGTGCTAGATAAAACCGGCACAGTATCCCTATCACCTGTCCGTCATAACCATCGTAAACCAAAAAGTCGCCATAACACAAGCCGTGCCAGTTTTAAACGAGAATTATAAATATCCTAGTAGCTCTTATTCGTTTTTTAATAACAACGAATAAGCGATAAAAATGAATCAAAGTTGCCTAAGGTATTTTTACTATACTAACTAGAATTCATGGAGCTCTTTCCAAATGAGATAAAAAAGATCGATCGTCTGATCGAGGACTGGCTCACGCACCCCGAGCAGGAACTGGAATCCACCTTTGGCCACAAGGGCAAGGTGGACGCCACGACCTTCCTGGAGATCGCCAAGCGTCTTCAGTCCAAGGGCTTTGTTCCTATTCCTCAGGACGATCGTCTCAGCATCTTTCTCGTCAATTCGCCAGGGATCAAACAGGAAAACAACATCCGTCTATCCATTCAGGGTCTCGGCGTTCTTCAAAGCTACTGCCGGTCTGACGAGATCAAAGATCTGCCCTTTACGGCACTCATAAAGGACAGCACTTCAGCAGAAGCCAATCTGGATCTGGAAGAATACGATATGCGTATTAAAACCCGCCGTGAAATCCCCTTAAAGCCCGAAGATCCCTCTGTTCGTCAAATGTTGTATGACTGGAACAGCAAGAAGAAGGGCTTTCGTCTCATTAAGCGTTGGTCCTTTGAGGCTCCAGGAATTCGCATTGATATGTCCATGGTGTCGTCGAGTCCCACGGACAGTCGTGGTCAGTTCACAGGGCAGAAGAAGTTCTTGGAAAAAGGCACCAATCTCTTCAATCAGGCTCCTGTCTATGAGGTAGAGGTGGAGCTTCTTCGTGATGAACACACCAAGACGTTGGAGTCTGCTCGTAAGCACTTTATTCGGGGAATTGGCGAAGTCCTCCGAGGAATCCAGAAGAACACACTCCTTATTCGCAAGGCCACACGTGAAGCTGTCCTAGCTGACTATGCTAAGCTCAACGGATCCAGGAAGTTCCGAGGACCTACCCCTGTGACCCTCGAAATTGATAACATGAGGGCGGAACCAGTGGCTGGCAGCGTCAACATTCGTACAGGGTACAATGTAACAGACAAGGCTGATGGTCTTCGTTGCCTCGGGTTCTGTGACGAAAAGGGAGAGCTGTTCCTTCTTGACATGGGTCTCAGTGTTTATAGGACGGGTCAGGCCTGTATGGCTTGTGCGAACTCGCTTGTGGACGGAGAGTGGGTGACAACGGATCGCTACGATTCCGCGATCAACTACTTCCTCATCTTCGATATCATCAAGTTTGGTGGCAAAGATATTGCGAAGCTGCCGTTCGCGGATCCAGAGGACATGGATAACAAGGAGACACGCTGGAACAAGATGACGGAATGGTCCACTACATGGACGGAGGGGAAGAAGGATGTGGCTCGCGGCATCACAGATGCTACAAGGCTCCAGGTGCTCAGGAAGGAGTTCGAGTTTGGCTCGGCGACCGATCCCCTGTCGATTTTCAGGGCCTGTGCCGCGACACTTCTCAGGGCAAAGACCCACCTGATCTATCACACGGACGGACTCATTCTGACGCCGAATGTGCTAGATTTGCCGAATACAAATACCTTCTATGAACAGTTCAAGTGGAAGCCGGCCATCGACAACACGATTGACTTTCTCGTCAAGTTCGAGAAGGATCCCGTCAATCCCTTGGCCGATAAGATCACTGCGGAAGTGGATCCTGTCACGGGCGAGGTGAGCCGCTACAAGACCATGCGTCTCTACGTGGGGAGCAAGAAAGATCCCGCCTTCGACGATCCCAGGGCCACGGTGCTCAATGAACTGCCCCTGCCCTCGAAGAACAAGACAGGCGGCATTTATCAGCCTGTCCTCTTCTATCCTACCGATTTCCCCGATACCATGGCGAACATGGCCTATGTGCCCGTGGAGCTCGATCCTGACTCTGGCCTAGAAGTGGCCTATACGGACGGTACAAACGAGCCTATTCGTCACAATACTATCGTGGAATGTCGTTATAATCCTATGCGTGCCGCTGGATGGCGATGGATTCCTGCCAGAATCCGTCATGATAAGACGGAACGATATCTGAAGGGGCTCAAGACCCGTGATATTTCAAGGACCTTGAATGCTCAGGCCGTGGCCGACTCCGTCTGGAACTCAATCCATGATCCCGTCACACCCAGTATGATTAGCACGGGGTCAGAATTTCCAAACAAGGAGGAACTCGCCGTTCTACAGGGATCCGAGACCCATCAGCGATACTATCAGCGTGAAGCGTCTGAGGATGATCTCATGGTCATTCGCGGACTCCGCTCCTTCCACAATCACTATGTGAAGGAGCTGCTGCTGTACAAGCCAACACTTCTTGGAAAGGACGGAAAGGGTGGTAAGAAGCTGTTGGATACATCCTGTGGGCGAGCGGGTGACATCAAGCTCTGGATCGAGAATAAACCTGCCTTTGTGCTTGGTGTAGATCTGGATGGGGAAGGCATTCGGGATCCTGCGAACGGTGCTTACCGACGTCTGGTCAACTGGCAGATGAAGCTCGGCAAGGACAAGGTCCCACCCATGCTGTTCGTCGCTGCGAATTCGTCGCAGCCCCTTGTGGACGGGGAGGCAGGGACAACACGAGACGAGAAGAATCTGTTGCGATCCGTCTTTGGCAGATCAGAGGTGGACGGACAGGTGCCACCTCTTCTCCAGGATAAGCTGGGGGGTATGCTGCGTTCAGGGGCCGATGTGGCCGTCAGCATGTTCACCTTCCACTATATGTGTAAGGACAAGGCGACCTTTGATGGGTTTCTCCAGAATTTGGCGGATACCGTGAGAGTCGGGGGCTACTTTGCGGGGTGCTGTACGGACGGGGATTCGGTCTTCAGCATGCTTCAGGACACGAAGCTTGGGGGTATTCGGTCGGGCATGGCGGACAAGACGGAGATCTGGTCGATTCGCAAGGAATATGATACGGAAGAGCTCTTGGCGGATGAGACATCGTTGGGGCACGCGATTGATGTCAAGTTCATCAGTTTAGGGGCTGACTATAAGAGGGAGTATCTGGTGAGCTTTGACTATCTGGTGAAGTCCATGAAGGTGATCGGATTTGAGTTGCTGACCGAGGAGGATCTGAAGGCATTGCCAGGAGGCCTGAGGCACAGCACGAACCTCTTCAAGAACACCTATGCGTCCATTCCTGATGCCGGCAAGAAATATCCGATGGATGCCGCTGTCAAGGAATTCTCATTCCTGAGCCGCTGGTTCCTCTTTAAGAGAGTAGGGGAAGTTGCTACTGTCGAAGAAGAGGAAGAGGAGGAAGAGGAAGTTACATCAGAAGCAACATCTGAAGACAAGTCCCTCAAGCCTCACAAGGAGGATGCTCCATTAATGGGGCAGGTTGCCGCCGAGGCAAAGGAAGAGGCAGAAGAAGAGGAAGAAGAAGAGTCCATCGACCTATTCACTCTGCCTGGTCCTGAACGCAAATTTGAGCCCGCCGAGATCTTCATGTTCGGCCCCGAAGTGGCACTCAAGGATCCCTTCAAGATCGGCGACGACAGATCGACACGATGGCTAGCACCCTATTGGTCTTTCCGTGTAATCGATCCCGAGGAAGAGGGTGTCTTCTATCCTACCTTGGAGCATTACTGGGAGGCCATGCGTCTCAAGCATGGGGCCAAGAAGGCATCTTTAGCCAAGACCCTCTTATCAACCGAGGGATCCATTCACCAGCAATTTCTGCCCCAGTACGTCAAGAAGGGATCCGAGTCCGAGAAGGCGTACAAGGAGCGAGTTATGGACGTATTGGTCGAAGAGCTGGAGGCCGTGAAGAAGGCAGTCAGTCCTGCGAACCTGTTATCCAAGTACGGGATTTCCTTCAACGAGGCGGACTGGAATGCCATCAAAATGGATTACATAAAACAAGGACTTGAGCAGCGTTGGACCCGTGATAAGAAGTTCCGTGAGATCGTGGATAAGGCCAAGACGGCAGGCAAGTATCTGCTGTACTATCTGAAGCAGAAGAAGCTCGGTGGCGGGGTCGCGAATGATCTGGCGGGCCGAAGGAAACCTGAGACAGGACAGATCGAAGGCGAGAATCTGATCGGCAAAACCATCATGGAAATTGCTGGGTTCCGAATTGATTAAGGGGTTAAGAGCCTGGTTACCTATTTTTTTAGAATGGATAAACCAGACAGTATTGTAGCAGCTGTTGTCCAGAAATTCCTTCAGCGATCCGAGCTAGGTCAGAAGAAATATGGAACGACGTTGGACAGGGAGGACTTAAAGCCGCTTGATTGGATTCAACATGCTCAGGAGGAGCTCATGGACCCATTTTTCTTCCTTTGGAAGAAAAATGTATAGCTCCTCAGGAGCCTTGCTCCTGAGGAGCGACGGAATCCTGTATCTTGAAAAGCTCAAGCAGACATTTCAGCCTAAGTAAATGATAGTTAGACTACGTAATATGCCTTATGAACCATGGCAGATCCTCAGTAAGAGGAATTTCCATGAACGAGATCAGTATATTACGTTTGATGAACCCACTCATACGTACACAGTAAAGGGGACGTATAAGGGATATATTTCTGTCACGAAAATCATTCATGCGTTTTTTCCCGAATTTGATGCGGCAAAGGTCATCAAGCAGATGCGAGCCAAACCGGATTTTGACAAGGGGGAATACTCCGGCATGACGGACAGACAAATCATGGCGAAGTGGAAAGAGGGATCACAAGCGGGGACAAATCTCCATTTGGCGATTGAACAGTTTTTGAATGAGGCCCCACAGCTCATTAATCCTGAAATTCTGAAAACAGTGGAATGGACGTATTTTATGCGGTTCTGGGATAAATACAAGGACCAGATAACGCCTTATAGGTTAGAGTGGGAAGTCTGGGTGGAAGAGTTAAAGCTGGCAGGATCTATCGATGGGGTCTTTAAGAAGACCGATGGGACGTTTGCGATTTATGATTGGAAGCGATCAAAGGATATCAAGATGGAAAATCGATACCAGTCGGGATTTGGACCGATAGCTCATTTACCAGATACGAATTATTGGCACTACACAATCCAGCTGAATATTTATCGCTGGATTCTGGAACGGTATTATGGATTGGTGATATCAGAAATGTTTTTAGTGATTCTTCATCCGAACTTCAAGTCGTTTCGACGAATCGAAGTGAATAGGCTGGATGAGGAGACTGATGAGATCATGGAACTGAGACGGAAAAGTGTTGAAGGGGGGTCTTCTGTCGGGCCTGTGATAGAGGAAGAGGGGTGTCAGATTCGGTTACGGTGATCTAGTATGAACAAGTTCCTCTAGTTCCTTCATGACTCGCTCCAAAACACTTTTGTCCTTTGGGACATTGACTGTTCCAATAACACCCCCCCCGCATACGCCTATTCTTCCTTGTATTACGCACAGCCTTCTTGCGACGCACGGTATTATTCTTACGACGGATTGCCATTATATTTATAGATTCGAATTTAATCAACGCTGCCGCTAATCAAATGCCTTCAAATAATTTTCAGATCCGACGCTGTTTCCAGAGTTGGCTCTTGATCTTTGAACAGTTGCTGGTTTCGATGCTGGTTTGGACACAGGCTTAGTCGCAGGTGCTTCCTCTTCGTCATTTGGTAGGGCCAGCAGTTCTTCATCTTCCTCCTCTGGTGGAAGGATAGGTGCTTTGACGGATAGGGTGGCTGGTTTGACAGATATCGGGATTGTAGACGGCTTAACCGATGGAAGTAATGATTTTGGCGGTGGGATAAGACTTAGAGAAGGTTTGACAGATTGTTTCACATTAGGTGGTTTAGATGAGGGGGCAGCTGGTTCTACAGTGACTACCGTACTCTGTGGCTTGACGGAAAGGGATTGGGCTAACGCAGATTCGAGGGTCGGAGCTGATTTAGGAGTGGAGGCCTTGATTGACACTGCAGGTGGGGGAGGTAAGCTCAGAGATGCCTTGATGGATGCTTCAGGAGTTAAGCTCAAAGATGCTGCTTTACTGGTAACTGGTTCACTAATTGTTTTTACTGATTTACTGGGAGTAGCAGAGGATAATGGTGTTACAGAAGGGGTCACAGATTGCTTCAAACTTGCTAAAGGTTCTAATCCAATTGGTTTATAGGTAGAGGAGACAGATGCTACCTTGGCCACAGATGGTAGCAATTCTAGACTAGCCTTCTCTGATGCCTCCTGAATTGTCGATAACGCCTTTGGCTTCTTTCGAACCAGTTTCGCAGATGCTGGAACTGTTGAGGATACCGATGGAGGAGGGGCAACTGATGCTTTCAAGGATGGAGCTGCTGACTCTTCAGATTCCTTCGTTTCAACAAACAGATCTCCCACCTTGGACAGTGGAACAGCAGATTCTGGTTTAGTAGTTCCAACTAGGGTTGAAACTGAAGCAGTTGTTTCAAGTTCACTAGGAACAGTAGTTCCAACTAGGGTTGGAACAGTAGAAGCCTTTGTAACTGACACCAAGGAAGCTGGTGCCACTTTCTTGCGAACCAGTTTGACTGTCTTGACAGTATCCCATTTATTCAACAGAGTCGCCGGCATTCGTTCCACTGACACATAGGGACTGCCAGGCTTTTCTGTCAGCAAACCAAATCCATCTGCTAAATATACAATTACAATGGCTCTGTCCTGATTTTCCTTGGCCCTTACAAAAGATATAGATCCAGTGGCAGGATCCACGATGCCAACCGATGTTCCCGCCAGATCCACATAGGCCTCAAGAGCTGCCCTAGGAATAGCGACCGTTCCAGGTTCGATATCTAAGTCTGTCAAAGGAACACTGAGCACCTTGGCTAACGACGCGTCGTCTTTCGCTGTCCATAGCTTGTAGGGATTGGGACCTAACAGAGCCGCCAGATCGGCGGGCAGACTAGGCCCCTTTACAGGTTCTTCTGGCCCTGTCTCCGATGCCATTTCCTCATAAAACTTCGGCACATCTTTCGGCATCCAGTCCATTCGCAATAGATTGATCCAGGTCGTTGAGTTCTCAGGAATAATATACTGATCGCCTGTTCTTATAGGTCCTGTAATGGCCCTGAGTTTCTTCACGCCAAGACTCCTCAACTCTTTTCGTCTCTGAGGAAAGCGAATCAGTTCGTCCATCAAGCGATAACTGAACAGATTGGGCGTCGACACGACCCGATCGACCTTTTTGTCAGTACCAATAGTCACCATCGCATCCACATGGAGTCCGCATCGTCCCTCTGCTTTCTTCCAAGCACACGATCCTGTACAGGACGCCTCATCCAGAACCCGACAGTCCTTTCTCAAAAAGGTCTCAGGCAGTTCCCACGGTTCCGCATCAGGGACCAGCCAACGTCGTAGCAAAGACCCAAAGACAATCTCCAGACGCTTCCTCTTTTCGTAGTCTGGTAACCCGCCTTGGAACAGAATCTCTTGAAGCAAGGTGCGGCCCGTGGCCGCCTTAGGCCCCGCAATCCAGTTGCTGAACATGTACCTGTATTGCTGATACAGTTCCTCCATCTTGGCTGTCGTGGACTCCATGCGAATATCGGCCTCAGAACCACAGGGCTTCGATAGCTCCGTGTTGATCGTCCATTCCATGCGATCCACCTCGATCACAGGATAGCCCAGGCCAGCGATATCCGTTCCCTTGGACGGTGCCGCCGCTCTGATGAACAGGTCATTGGCGAGCTGTATCGCACACACCTTTTTGTCCGCCCTTCGAACCACAACATTCTTCACCTGATATCCCTCGTACAGGCTGAAAATGTCCTCCAAATTCGCCTTGTAATAGGCGATCAAGAGGTCCACGGGGGCGGGGGTAAAGTTCTCCATGTCCAGATAGACATTGTATTTGTTGTCCATGCGAGGAATCCAGCCGTCGTCAACAATCGGAATGGCGACTAGAGCCGAGTCCCTCGTCAGTTTCCCCGCCTTCAAAGGATACAGGACGCACACGGCATGATTGTACGCATCGCGTACTAAACCCGCAGCCTGTCGCTTGATCTTCAGGACCGCCTGTGACAAGGGGACCATTGCCAAGGAATCGACGCCTCTCTGTGGCGTATAGACCGTCCTATAATTACTGACACACTGGGTCGTGAATTCGTTGATGCGTTGCGTCACGATAGGCGGCCAGGACGCTTCGTTCTCCCGCTTCCAGCGAATCTCATACTCATGAACTGCGACCTTTGCTCCCTTCTTGGGCTCATTGTGTGTATGGACCATGAGCTCGTAGTAGCCCCTCCCATCTCGCCATACAAACGCGAAATCTGTGTTCTCATGACGATCCGCCGAATAGCCATAGGGCATACATCGCACCTTTACGTTTTCGGAAGCAACCTCTTCCTTTCCTGAAGGAGGATCCCATTCTAGAACAATTAGCTGGAGGCCATTTCGGGTCAGAATCCCAGGCTCCGCTAAAAAGGACGAAAAGTGTCTGATTTCTTTCTTCTGGGTCTTATCGTTCAGGAACTCGATAAATCGGTTGTACGAATTGTGGATGCGTCGAATGGCGTAGATATTGTCGTCGATCGGCATGTTCAGGTGGTCGGCGGCCCAGCTCTTCAGATACGTGGTCACGACCGGCGAGTCCATGTTGTCCATGAAGTTGCCCTGGTCCTTAATGTAAATCTCCACGGGATCGGTGGGATTATAGAACTCATTGACGAGGTTGCCGAAGTTGGCCGCCACGAACATCGGGACGGTGACCTTTTCCTCGATCCGCTTCCTCACTTCCTCGATGGAATGCTGGAGCAGGAGGGGAGCGAGGACACCTAACAGGGCCTCTGTAGGCTGGGTGCCTGAGCCGCCCTCCACACGTTCCAAGCGACCTATTTCCGTCCCTATTCGCAGAAACCCATCTGAGGCAGCACGCACCTGTCGCCTGATCGCCTCCTTGATAATGATGTTTTCACTATTCTGATTGAAATACTTGTCAAAGGGGGCAGGGAGAATTGCGATCTTCCCAGGTTCGTCAATGGGATGTTTATCGGCAAGCAGTACATAGGTGTCTCTGTGGGCAATCTGTTCAAAGTAGACACTGTAGGGGATCGCGGCGTGCTGACTGGCCTTCATGGTGCGACTGACAGCGGCTGAAACCACGGTTCCAGCAACAGATGCCGCTTCTTCATCCTCGAGCTCGCCTTCTAGCTCTTCTTCTTCGTCCTCTAGCTCTTCATCCTCTTCCAGCTCTCCCTCCTCTGCTGCCAACAGAGCCTTTGATTTCTTGGCTGAGACAGCTCTGGCTTCCGTCTTGAATCGGTGATATTCCTTATCCGTGATGGACAGGATCTTAGGGGGCACAAAACAACAGGGCAAGGCATATCTGTTGCCCAGATCGTCCTTTTCAGGATGCGTCGAGGATCTGAGGAAGCCGATGTGTAAATGGGCCTCTGTGCCACTGGGCTTGAGTTTGCGGCGGACCACGGTATATCCTAGGATAGGCTTCTTCTGTTTTTCGCCGATGAGTTTTCCACCACAGAAGGGACAGGAATCGGGCGGCTTTGGCCCTGTTTTCCCTGAACTGGGTCGCCACTTGGTGCCGGCAAAATCGGATTCCAGGATCATAATATAATCATAGAGGCAGAAGAGGGCGGGACAGAAATAGTGGTTCTGAGACAGAGGATCTGATCCATATCGCGTAATACTGACGTTGTAGGCACGAGGGGGGGGATCGTATTCCTCGTCATCGGGACCGAGCGGGTAGATACTGAAGAAGACTTTTCCTGATTCAACTTCGGGCTCGTACTCTTCGATCATGCGATCCATCTGATCCTTCCGCAAACCGACAGGGTGTCTGCCGGCCTGGGCCGCACACATGCGTCCATAGTTGTCAGAGCCAGGAGGATCTGCCACGTAGCCGAACAGACTGTTGTCGAGCTCCTGGAGCTTCTGGAGGAACCAGCCAGAGGGATTGATCAGACGCTCTTCATCTGCGTCAGCTACAAGTTTACTTGTAGCAGAAGCTACAGCTTTTGCTGTTGGTTTGGCTACTGGTTTGGCGATAGATTTAGTCGATGGTTTCACAGCTGCTGAAGACGCAGACGCAATAGCTATCGAAGCAGCAGGGAGGGTCGCAGGCGTATAGGATTTTCCATCGCCCGTGGTTATGCTCGGTGCCTCGCCTTCCTCCTCTTCCTCTTCATCCTCCAACAGATCTTCCATGGCCGCATTTGCTACAGAAGAAGCTATAATCCTACTGGCTGGCATTGCTGTTGCTGTTGCTGTTGCTACAGAAGAAGCTGTAGCTAAAGCAGTAGCAGCAACCGATCCTCGAGAGAACGCCGTCGGTTTCTTGGTCTCCCCCGCTTCTTCTGCCAACGCAGATGTCTCCAAGGCAGACTCCTGTTTCTGAAACGTTGCCGCAGCGACATCCGAGACAGTAAATAATCCCTCTTCGTCCGAGAAGAGCATTCCTAAGAGCGAGTAAATCAATTGGAACGACGAATAGGAATCAATGCGAAATACCTCGAACTTGTAGTTCGGTGGTTGTCTATAGACATAGATATCTGTGCCCGCATTGTACGATTCAATGAATTCCCCCGTTTCAGGAACGGCCAGGGTCACAGGATCGCGTTCCTTGAGCCACTGAATGAACTTCTGTTCCGCCTCCCTCGGATTCAGATCAAATTCTTCCTGAAGGTTCTGTAGCAACTTTGGATCAACACCTGCTCCTTCCACTGATTTTGCCGTGGCATACTGGGAGATATAGGCGAAGATGCGGTCCTGGGTGGCATAGGAGGACACGGCCTTAAAGCGAAGAGCCAGGATCGGCGGCTGGACAAAGGCCGCCTTCTCAGGCACGCCAATCTCCTGGAAAAAGGACGAAAAGAACTTGAGTCGCTGTCTGAGTTTCGTTCTTGTGATCGCGGGAGCAGAGGCTTCCTTAATCAACTGGAACTGGAGGGCGACCTCCTTCAGCTGGAAATCGGCCGGCCTATAGGGAAACACATCGAGAACCTCCTTTAAAATGGGCCCAAAATTCCTGAAATCCGTGTAAGGATCCAGGCGTTTAACGTTCTTCGGGGGCTGAAGGAGCAGATTGGCCGTGCCGTCCGCATTGATCCCAATGGTCCCATAAATAGGGGGAATCGTCCCCACAGCATCCCTATGAACGTATTTGACCGTGAGATAGTCCTGGCCTATGATGGGTGCCGTCTCCTTGGACCATTGCGTAATCACCTCAGGATTGTCCTGGGCGGGAATGGGGATCACGCCTTTCACCAGGACCTTCGTGATCGGACTGGCTCCTGTCGGTAAAAGACGGGTAAAGGGTCGTCTATCCGTGACAGGAACCCTGTAGAAAAGAGATTCGCACCCGTCAAATTGGCCCTTGAGCTTCTGGAGCTGAAGCTTGAGCTGATAGACACCCGTGACATTGATCGGAGGCAGAGGCTCTCCGCTTTCCAGATATTCGTTGATTGTCTGGAGTCGCTTTAGCCTCGTCTCCAAATGACTGTACATGGTTTTCCCAAAAGCAATATCTGATTCACTGGCAGTATACGGCCCTTTCAGGGGAATCAGAGGAAAATAGGCCGCAAAGTGGCTGTTCCAGTCCCCCTCTGACAACGGTGTGACCCCTTGCCATCCACTGAGCATCGTGTGTAGGGGAAACACAAACAGCTCTGGAATCTCCAGCAACGGAAAGACGTCCTCGAGAATGGTGCGTCCCCTCGGCATCGAGGAAAGAGGAGGAAAGGCCCCTGACCTCGTGGTGAACTCGGGTATGTTTTTGCCGACGGAGACCAGGGGCGACGGCAACTGAATCGCCTGATTGGGATTGGCAGATCCGGGTGCGACCCAGTTATAATCCAGGGGTAAATAATTGGATCCCTTTGGAATTCCGACGAACAGGAATTTGGGCAAGTATCTGGCGGCCTTGTCCTGATTTTTAAGTTTGCGTGAAATGAGCTGCTTGAGCGTATCCAGCGTATCGAATGAATAGACCGATCCAATGGTTATCGGATCAAATTTCGTTCCACCCATCCAGATCTGACATGAGACCGGAGCTGGCCTGCGTAAGCCTTCTAAAGGCCTAGGCCGAAGTAATTGACTAATGTCTTCTAGACCTGACGACATCCCTATCCGTCCTTTATAAAATGAATTCTATACCTGTCCTCATTCGCTAAAATTGATATTGGTTGTAAGCAAAGCTATAAATAACATGAATAAAATACATATTTGGATCGATCCAGAACAAGTAAAACATATGGGTGGATCAACACATCCTGAACATCCACAGCGTATAGAAGCAATTCGTAAGAGAATGGTCTCTTGGAACAAGGACTTGTATGAGCTTCATGAGGTGACGGAAAGTGTAAGTGAGAAAGGGGCTCAATGGCTAGGTGTGGATCGGCCTGTCCCTTGGTCTATGCTAGAAGATGGGGATACTTACGTGACACCCTACACGTCTACCCTGTTACGTCGTGGATCAGATATGATTGAGGAGGCCGTTGGTCTTTTAGCAGATGGGCTGATTCGCTGTGCGTTCGTCTGTATTCGGCCGCCAGGGCATCACATGGGTACCAAAGGCCCTTCTGGCTTCTGTCACCAGAATAATGCCTGGCTGGCCGCCAAGGAGTTTTATAGGCGGCGATTAAGGCATTGTGCGATCTTTGACTTTGATGCTCATCATGGGGACGGTACAGAGGACTGTGTTAGACGAGGTATGTTAAGGGGGATCAAGTTCTGTAGTACGCACGCATTCGGGAAGGGAATCTATCCTGGAACAGGGGACAGAACAGGAAACTCGGATACCATTCTGAATATACCGTTGGCCAAAGGAACCAAGGCAAAGGAATTCGAAGCAATATTCGAATCGGAAGTGATTCCCTTTCTGTCAGATTCGGAAGTGATAATCGTCAGTGCGGGTTTCGATGGACATGAGGAGGACCCGATGGGTCTTCTTCAGTTCCAGGATTCGACGTATCGGAAAATTGGATCTGTGTTGCGAGGGCTAGGAAAGCCCATGCTGTATCTGTTGGAAGGGGGCTATGAGCCTACTGTACTGGCAAGATGCGTAGAGATGATACTGTTCTAATGCTTGCGAGACTGCCCACCTTTTCGTCCCTTCATTGTTTTCTTTGACTTCTTTGACTTCATTGTCTTCTTTGATTTCTTCGACTTCTTTGACTTACGCACAGATCGTCTCTTGCCTCCACGAATGATCAATGGCGTACAAGCAGATCCTACGCCACCATTAAACGTGGTTTCAGGCTTAGTACCAGCACATGTCGGAACCGATGCTGAATAAGGTGCTTGTGTAGATCTAAAAATGGGATCGACTGACAGTGACATACCTACTTATCCCTTATGTTTTTATTGAAAAATGCTTAGCAGTTTTTCATAATTTTTTAATTGAACCTATTTGGAAATTACCCGTATCCTTCCCAGGGTCATACCTAGGCGAGTCCGTAATGCTCACTCCACAGTAGGTCACAGGATGGGCATTGAAGTCCGTATGCTGATAAATATTATTAGCCTCTGCCTCCTTCAAGATCCAGCCAAAATTGTTCCAGAAATCCGGTCCATGACCAACCGACTCCGTACACACATGGCTCAGTTCATGGAGGGCGGCGAAGGTCATAACATTCTCATTCACCAGAGACTCATCCCCCCCTTGACGCTGCCTCAAACACAGGTGAATCTCTTCGCCCTTATTGACCGAATAGGACGTATGTGACGCATCGGGAGTGGACTCAATAAATCGCTTCGGATCGTCCCTGTAATTCTTCCCAATCATTTTTACCTGGGCCTTATCTGGATATTTACGCTCCAGAATCCCGCATAGATTGGACATTTTGAGACGCACAGTGGCCATCATATTCGCCGCTGCCTGTTTATCAGGCATATCTCTCACCCTATATGTTTTACCATCCACCGTAGATGTCACGGGGACTAAGGGATAATTGGACGAAAAGATGCCTGTGACCCAGGACGCCGTGCTCTTTAGCAGATCTCCCATACTAATTATGGGAAGTATAACTATTTTTAATGAATTTTACCATTAAAAATAATTTGACATTGATTATTCTGTTTAAGCACATCCAACTTCCAAGGGTCTCCTGTTGACGTCGCTCTGGATGGTGGACTGGTTGAAGATACTGACGCTGACCTGGGGATTGGGGGGCTCGGATCGGAGCTGAAGGTTGGCATTGCGGAGTGTCTGGCCGACAGTGTTGACACCAATCAAGGCACCAGCAGACAAGAAGTTCTTGCCCTTGAGGGAGCCGACGCCCATGGGGTTCTGCTGGGCATAGATGCTGTCCTGGTCCGCTGGGAGCAACTGGACAGGGGTGAGCTGGTCACGAGGGTAGCAGCCAGCGGGTGCTGACGCACTGCCAAACTCGGCCGGACCCTCCATAGCGGCAAGGTCAGCAAAGCCCTCCTTCTTGGCGTGAAGAGATGCCTTGGAAGCAGGGCCAGCCTGAATGGTGACACCGCAGGTACCATCTGCCTGCCTTGACTGGCCAGCAGGGCACTTATCCTCACTAGGATCCAGTCTATAGCCATCACCAGTTGTCTTAACTTGAGCCGGCTTACCAGCAACATTGCTATTGCTCTTCGTCTGACCAGCACTGCTCTGAGCAGAACCGGATGCCGCCGAGCGGTTATCCGTCATCTTTCCGTTCAGCTTGGCACCCATGCCGGTACCGTCAAAGCCCTCCATTCGACCCAACAAACCAAAGAGTGTAGGATCATACTGTAAAAGGATGTAAACACCCAAAATTCCGATAACGGCGACCAGAAGTACGTTCTTCGTGTTGTCACCCGTGGCCATCTGTTCTATAAATGAGTTGGACAGAAATATTATTCAGAATCGCTATTCTCAGAATCGGAATCCTCTTCGGAATCCGAGGGTTCCGTTCCGTACTTTTGGACGTATTCTGCGTAAGCCCGCTCAGCCTTCAAATGGGCCAGTTTAGCCCGTAGGTTGGCCTCCTGTACACGACGTTTATCCATGTGGTGTCGGGGATCGACGACGTCCAGAACCTCTGCGTTTTCGTCGGTTGGCAGATCGCTGAAATCGGCGACTTCCAGATCGCCAGATTCCTCTTCTACCGGAATATCAATGAGAAGCTCTTGTTGCGACATCTTCCAGTGAACAGAAAAGGTATTCCGTAGGATGGTGATCTCGGTGGGGACGAACAGGTAATGGTTTGCGTCAGCGTCTGAGGTTAGGTCAGCTAATGCTGTCCCAGATCCGGAGTCTATTACAACATGTCGGACGAGCTTCAGAAGTGCCGGTACACTATGTTGCTTTGCGAAGTAGGGCCTGGAGAACCGGACGAACTCTTCTAGCAACAGAGGCAGTGTGGCAGACTCCGTAAGGGCCCTGTGAAGAAGGGTAAGGGGATTGGCAGATCCGTCTTGCTGAGCTGTCACGGACTCTTCGGTTGCGAGTTTGAAAGAGTACTGTGTATCCACGGCACCTGAAGGACTGTGGATCTTTGATGCTACTGGTTTCTGAAAGGTAAAGGCCATTTGTTCTTAGCAGGATTTGTTTTACATTAAAACAAACGAGTTACTTATATCTCGTTTGTTTTAACTGGTAATGGCAGAGCCCATGGAGTCAGAGAAGTCCGCTCTTCAAAAGGATAAGTTCACCAAGATGATCCGTTCCTGGATTGACCAGTTTGCCCATGTACTACAAAGTACGGATACGAAAGAGTTCATTCAGGTCCTAGTGATAGATCCATTCTTAAAGAACATCATGGGGCAGATTTTCCCCTATATTCTCATTGGGTTCTGTCTGTTCGCTGCCGTATTTATCTTTGTTATTTTGACCTTCGTGATCATCCTCTTTCGACCATCTGCTGCGACTGTAGCAACAGCAACAACAGCAGCCACAGTCGCAGCAGTCGCAGCAACAGCTCCAGCAAATGTCTCCTGTCCGTTCTGTCACATCACGAGTGCCGCCGTAAACGCGATTCCAAAATAAGAGTTTTTGGTATATGCCTATCAGAAGAGTATGGCCGACCCCGGAGCCTTAGGGAATGATGTCCGCAACTGGCTGCACTACGACGGTCTGGCGACGACCTTTTTTAGACAGTCCACGCGAGCTCGCCAGCTCCGTGATGAATATGAGGGGAAGATCATCGATCAATTAAAGCAAAGTCGCATGGAAAATGCCGTTATCCAGATCACAAACGGCAGAATTACTGTCGTGGAAGAACGAGTTCCTCATAGCTTGACCTTACGCAGCATCGAGCATCTGCTCCACGGCTACTATGCTAGAAAGGGCGTTCAAGCCAAGGACGAGGCCGCCGATATCATGAACTATATTCGCAGCCACAGAGGAGCCGAGACCGTCAAGAAACTTAAAAAGAACACGGTGGCTCCTGTCCCCCCTGTTCCTCCTCCTCTACAAGGAGGAAGCATCTAAGGACTCATAGTGTATCTTACAGTATATCAGGCGAATATAGTAACACATAGCTATTCATGGCGTTAAATCACAACTTTCTACACTTTATAAAGACCAAACATGAACTCTTCTCAGGAACACCCATTCCTATCCATGTATGGGCGTCAAGTCTCGTAGAGGATGGGATCCTCCCCATTCTCAAAGACAAAGGATTCACCCTGTCCGTCCCACCTGAAACGCTAACCAACTGCCTCTTGAACTACATGTTTTTAATGAACGAAGCAAAGTTTCATGGTAAGATCACTAAATACAGGTGTAAGCATGAACTCACAATAAGATTTTTAATGGATCAGTTTGAGTATTTTCACCAGTTGGAAATGGGTCCTGATGTCTGGAATCACCTTAAACACAAATTCCAGATCTGCTATCTAGCGGATCAGGAGGATTACGCCTACAGACTCTGGCTAGAACTTCCTCATATTGTATTTTCACATCTAAAACTGGAAGGTTCAGAGGCGAATAGACGATTAGAAAATATGTTACGTGTTTACGACGAAGACGAAGAGGATGACAGTGAAAGTGACTCTACTGAGACCACGACCCTTCCTTGAAGGGCAGGACACCTATAGATCCCTGTTCGTTCTTGAACCTGAGTTCCTTCTTTTTCTGAGCAATGACCTCGGGCGTCAAGGGAGGCCTGGGACCCCTCATCATATTCTGAACATCATGTTCCGATTCTGATGGTTTATCTCCATAGCATGTCACACCGAAGCGGAGCTCTGGGTTGTCCATGAACCCCCCGTTAATTCCAACAGTACCGCAGGACAGACGCTCATCATCGGAGCTGCTGCTCTGGAGTCTATCGAAGGTGCTCTTCTGGGTTGGGTAGACCGCCGCCTGACCCTTGATCCACCCGTAATTACACCAGTCGGCACCCGAGTCCCAGGCTTTCTTCACCTGATCGTAAGTGGCGAGTTCAGCTCCCAGTGCCTTACATAAGGGCTCGGCATCCGAATAGACATACTTGTTTTCACTGACATTGAACACCTGCTTCTTGCGTTTGGGCAGCATGGTATCAATGACGGATGTGTATTCTGGAGCAATCTCAGTGTCCTCCTTACCCACAACGGTTCCATCATCCTCTGCCTTTTCGTCCTTCTTGATCTCCTTATCCTTCTTTTCGTCTTTTTTCGGAGCAGGAGGATTGAAAAAGTCGCTAATCGCATTAGATATTGTCTCCAGACTAATCGCAATCTGCTCCCTGTAAGCATAGGTGATGCCGATCAGAGCTACCATGAGCGAAATACCGATTAGGATAGGGACGGACAGGAAGGATGGAAGAACTGACTCCATACCAGAGTTCGCATGAACCGGAATCGTTTCAATGCTGTTCTGTATCTTTTCTCCCAGATTTGCGTTCAAGGGTGCCCCCAGATTCCTCATGGAATTGCCGAGGTTGGCGGCGACCTTGGATGCCGTATTGTTGACTGTCTTGGCCGCCCCGTTAAGGCCATTTGATGTGACATTTACAGCGGCCCCCAGAGAATTGCCAATTGTGTTGACAGTATTGGTGGCAACATTTCCAATGCTCTTTAAAGTATTATTGGCGGCGTTAGTGATCGTATTGAGTGTATTATTGGCGGCATTACCAATGGTATTCAATGCGGAGTTGGCGGCCTTAGCATTGTTACTCTTGATGTTATTAGCCCTTGCCATATTTGGAGATTTGGGAGCCGTATTCATTTTCCTCTAGTGTTGTGTGATAAAATGAGCAGCGATCATTGGGATAAAATTGAGTATTATTTGACACTTTGAGTACCAAATAATAACTATGAAACCTACTAAGATAAAAATAGCAAAAGCAGTCGTCCTTATTGCTGGAATTAGCCTAATTGCTGTCGGGGCCGCTCTCGGAATGGGACCGATGATTATCGGGGGGCTTGTTCTCTTCATTGGAGCCGGTATTGTCCATATCTTTACATCAATTCATAGATCTGCTTAAAAGCCGTCTTCCACTGTGCGATTCCCTCCACGCATGTTGATATAGTTACTCTGTTGGTGGGTAGCACAGACACAGCCCGTATCCGTAGCGAAGCCAGAGGGGCAGCAGTCGGGGCTGGCGATGTTGTCTCGGAAGATGAAGAGACTATCGGGACCGGGGACAAATTCAGGCCCCATCATTTTTGTCGCAAAGGCGGGATAACGCCAAGATCCCTCGTCAGACTGGACCGTCAAGTCGTCAAACGCACCGATCTTCTGGTAATTCTTGCCGACGCCCGCCCCGTTGTCCAGATAATAGGACGCAAAGCCCTCCTTCCTAGACGAATAGACCATGACCAGATTGGCGACGAGGAGCAATAGAAGCCCTGTTATTAAAAATGCCGTCTTCATTCGGTGATTCTGTAATAGGATACGAAGATTTATTTGCCGCCGGACTAAAAATAGATAACCTGGATGCCACGTAGGGATAGGTTTCATGAATTCTGTTCGCACCCACTTCTGTAAAATCCCTGAACAGGCCGCCCTTATAGACCTGGAACACGCCCGACTCCGTAATCAGATGGAGTCCCTCCAGCAGATCTGTCCCTGCCTTAACCGTAGAGCACCGGATCCATTTGTACCCCTCTTTTTTAATACAACTGGCAGTCCAGAGCCCTGATGAAGCCCCTTCAAGGTGTCCCTTTACGAGGCCCAGAACACGCGTAACTCCTTGTTCTGACTCAATCAAATCCCCTATACGAACCTGGTCCAGACGAACAGGTTGCTTGTTACGGATGACCTGCTGATCGGGGCTCATCAAAGAGAAGGTGCCGGCCGACTTGGTCTCCTCTAGATGTAGGGCCTTAGCCACTAGACTGTCCCAGCCCATCTGACCGGTCTCATCCTCTTCGTCGATCTCTTCCCAGTCCCTGAACTGTTGTAGGATTCCCTTGTTGTTTGGAATGGGGATCTGGCGACTGCTGGTATTGAGACAATAGAGTCTGTCGGAGAACTGGTGTAGAGGTTTCGCTCTCGGATCGGAACTGACAGATCGCCATGACCCCTGTTCGTCTTTCACAAGGTGTGTACCTGACACACGGATTCCATCAATGCTGTACAATGGCGTCGTAGATCCGTCAAATTCAAAGAGACCTTCGACTGTTGTGTTCTGGGCTAAGCAGTCTCCCAACTTAATCTCTGAAATGGGCTTGGTATCACCAGAGGCCATCATAATCGGTGTATCGGGAGGAAAGCACGCGAAGCCATCTTTCATATCATTGGCGGCCGCCGCCGCAGACCCAACGAGTGTTGCCGTTATAACAGTGAGCACAGAGACGATAAGGGGAATAAAAGGGAAAAGAATGAAAAAGAGAATAATAATAATGGCCAGCATGATTCCGCAGATAATCAGAATCACATTGATCACTGTGTCAATGAAGTTCTGTATACCCTGGACAGTCGTCAGACCAACGTAGACAAAGGACAGCAGAGACGCATTGACGCGTTGAAATGCGGCCCTCAAATGTTGGGTCACAATACCCACCTGATATGTCACGGCCTCAAATCGCTTTAAAAATGGTTCCATGAAGGACAGAAAGGCCTTGTAGAGATTTGCCAGCAGCTCCCGAATCCCATTGAGCCCCGAACTCATCATATCGGACATGGACAACTGGCTGCCAAACACGGCATAGACTGGTGCCATTGCGACCTCGAGTGCCTTCTGGGCAAGTGTTTTCATACAGAAGCTGAAATTGTCGATCGCAAACGTCGCGTCATCTCGCGGATCTGACTGCGGCCTCAAATAGTAGGCGGCGAACATTATAAATGGGTTACATCGCTGAATATCCCAGTTTTCCATGATAGTTTTACGTTCCACCGTGGCCACAGTATATCCAATCCACATGAACATACCGAGTGTTAGAACCATGATCGGCCATAACTTCATCCCTGTTTTAGGATTGGTTATATGTTTGCTGTTGAAGCTCAGCGGTATAGAGGGCCTCGGCGTCCGGGGAACACAGCTCCATGTAGTCGCGAACCCTGATTCCACCCGCTAATTCTATTTGTGAGTTGGGGGTGACTATAAACCCTAGAAAGACTGTATGACACTGTTCAATAGGTGCTAGAGCACAGGCTCTTATCCACTGATCATCAGTCCATACAAGTGTCGCGGGTCCAATACAGACAGTTCTATCATTGATGGTGACCCTACAGAGTTCATGGATCTGTTTATGAATAATGCCAGTTACACGGGATCCCGTGGCTAACTGGTCTCCTGTAACGATGTGTTTGGCAGGTCGGAAGGATCCATTCGCCAGTTGGATCAGGGTATCTGGATGAAGGGAAGGGCTGTTCTCAAAAGACTTTGAAGCAGTCGGATCAGGACGAACAGGTGTGTTGATGCGATCGTGGATGAGCTGAAGGGTCGCCTTGTCTGCGGCAGAGGTCTCATCGTAGTCGCGGAAAACGTAGCCTTGAATGGGGATCTGGTGATCTGACGTGTTTAGACAGATTAAACTGTGGCGATCATAGGGGCCTGTTGGAATAGCATCAGGATGATCTTTGGCCATAATCCAATGGTTTTCATGAAGAAGGTAGTGATTCGTGCTGACATGAATAAATCCAATGGAGGTCGGAAGTTTCACCATGGTCTGGCCTTTGGCCGAAAAGTGAAACTTGGCGGTGACAGTGGCATGGGTCGGAAATAGAATATCACCGATCCGAATATCCTGAATTGGAAGAACTAGTTCCGTATTATCTCTGATAATATGAAGCTCGGTTTCAGGAACAAAACAGAACGTATCTATGAAGCCAAATAGGGTCGTGTCGCCGAAATTACTGACTGCTGTGATACCCGAGAGACTCATGTAAATCGCACTGAACATGACGGCATACATGCGGCCGATCATCGTTTTAATGCGAATTGCGGAAAGGCGGAGCTGGAAGAAGAAGTTATAAATACGATCAGTGAACTCCTGGAAAATGACGTTGATACCGCCGCCCATCGTCGCAGCACTTGTGCGTAGGCTGTCCATCGATTGGAGGAGGGACTGTAGGACTTCGGAAAAGCCATATAGGACTGTCGTAAAGGGACTGGTGACTTCGCCGGTATAGCTTCCAAATAGGTTATTCATACACCAGCTGAAGTTCTCACCAGTATCATGACCGTAGAGGCTCGCAAAAGGCATGACCGTCGGCATACAGCGATATTTGTCCCAGTTCTTCCCTATTTCATCGATGCTGCCTTTTGCCGACATTACACCGATAATAATGACGAACAGGAGTGTAATGGCTCCCTGGACAGCGATGGCATTTAGCTTGTCCCATAAATAAGGGCTGTCGCTTGTATCGATTGGTACTGTTGGTGTTGCTATTGTTGGCGTTGTTTCTGATAGTAACGGCGTAGCATATTCGCTGCTCATTCCCTAACGTTAACTACCATTAAATTATTACTACATGATCACATAGAGTAATAATTATGTATGCCATTTACTTCGGAACATATGCTTGGACATATACCATATCTTTGCTAAATTTCAGATAGGCATCTGGATGCGAGTTCTTTGCGAGGGCAGCGGCCGATCGCAGAATCCCATAGACGGTTCGAGGCCCTCCCTCAATTTCCTTCATGGCCCGTTTCAATGCGGCCTTGCGTTTGGAGTCAGGAAGGGGGAACGAATAGCCATACTTCACCAGGCGGCCTCGCATGAGTCCCCCATTATTCTTGCGGGTATACTTGGGTTTTACGCAGGTGGCAGGAATATAGGCTGAATTCTTCTTGTGTTTCACCGTGTAGACTTTCTGACCACGCTGTACCGTATGGCCACTGTTTTTAGAAAATTTACGTACATGCCCTTCTCGAAAGATCGTTCCTGGCGGACAGTCTTGTTGTCCCTGTGGCATCCTCTACTTATAGGAATTACAAAAATTCGGTATTCTGTAAGAAAGGAAAAACACTGAACATATCGTCTATGAAGTGTTTATAGGCAGCGACTAACTGCTTGTTTTTTATCGCATTATTATTCACTGTCTCAATTGTGTGATTATAGAGATCCGTTGCGGATTCACGACAGGAAGGGGGCAACTCACTAAGAAAGGACTGAAAGGATTGGGCTGAGCTTCTGTTCTGGAACACGGGAACAAGGATGGCCCTGAATTTTCCGAGCAAATTCAAATATGGATTCAGCATTCGGATGTTCTGAGTATTCTGTGTATTGGATAGTACAGTCTGTGAATAGAGCTTGTGTTTGAAGTCCATAAGCAACTGGCAAAACTTGTTATCGGGATCCTTACATCCTTGCTCTTCGTCAAACACGTCCTCTTCTTGTTCTTGTTGTTCTTGTTGTTCTTGTTGTTCTTGTTGTTCTTCTTCCTCTGATACATCGTCCTCTAGTTTATCCATATTCGTATCTTCTTTTTCTGGTTCCATCCTCTAGTATTATAGGATACATTAAGTCAATTATTTAGACACAAAAAGGCCATAGAGGATCAAGAGACATCCTAGGACCGTAAGACTCTGTCCAATTCGTTTCTCAGCTGTAAATGCCTCCTTGATAATCTCACTAGGTTGCTTGGAAGGCCCCACATTCGGATCGAACTTCGTGTTTTCTTTGGCAGTGATCTGCGTCATTGTCAGTGATGCCTGTAAATTCTGTAGTCTTGAACAATTAGGATCTGATGGATTCTTACAAATAGTCGGCTCTCGTGTATAGGGTCTTAGTTCCATCCTCTACTACCATCTGTGAATTTAGAGACTATACAATAATCTAATGTATACCAGAATGTCCATCAATCCTGTCAAAGTCGATAAACAGTCCACGGAAGAGGCCATACGGGAGGCCGCCATGAAACCCGCTGAGTTCAGTCCCGTCGAACGAGCCACCTATCTTCGTCAGATGATTGGGGAGCTGGTGCCTCTCGTGGCTCAGGGGAAGACATCCGATGAATTGAAGGAATCTCATGGAGACTTTGCTAGAGGGTATCCCGAGCTATTCAAGAAGATCGTCGGAAAGGAGGATCTCACCCCTCTTCGGACAATGTTGGGGGCCTTGGATAAAATGGCCGAAGGAAAGCTCACGCAGCACACAGCATCTGTTATGGTAGGTCAGAAACTCGTAGACACTTATGTAAAGCCTCAATTAGCCGGTGTCGCTCCGAATAAACAGGGACGCTAAAGGTTTTACACCAGTGATAACTGATCACTTCGTGATCTGCTAGCAACCGTTTGATTTCGGCAGTTTTTTTAGCTGCGTCTTCCTCTTCAATTAGTGAAAACACTTGCTCAAGATACGAGGTTTGTTTTTTCACAGAGGAGTGAATAGTTTTAAGGACATAGGGATTAACTATCACGGGATTAGTGGATGATGTTACAGAGGATGAAGTAGCATTAGTATCAGCTGTTGCTTCTGATTTTGTTGCTTCTGAAAGGCAAACACTTCGACTCCATTTACGCAGCATTTCCAAGGTCTCGGCAGTAGGCGGACAGAATTTGTTCCCCACAAAATAAATCTCAGGATTACAGGGGCGACTTGTAGCAGGTTTATAAAGTGTCCATTTAACAAAATGATGGGACAAAATCTGTATTAGTTCCTGTGTTTTCGCATGATAAATATCAAAAAATTTCAGGACGAAGACACCTCCTGTCTGAAGCACTTCAAATCCCATTCGCACAGACACGACTAATAGGGGAAAAATGGTCCGTTCTTGGGAATCATAATCCAAGGAGAAGTCAAATCCACCGTCGCCTGTAAATAAATTCACCTTTTTGCTACACTCCTCAATAAACGCATTCTGATTCGCATAGTTCAGAATATCGCCCGTGTCATCGAGCCCATAGACAATCTTAATATTACGATTCTTCTTGAGAAACGTCGTCGCCCTCTTCCATCCTGGCACGTTCGCCTGTTTTGGCCTCAGAGTTATGGCCGTGGACGAACAGTGCTCCAGTCTGTGCTTCGAGCATTGATCCAAAAAGGCTTCCACGAAGCCACCTGGACCTTCACAGACATGGGCCGATCGGACTTGATTTGATTTATTTTTGAGAAACGGTTCAAAAAATTCCGCAATCGAAAAAATCTCGATCATCTTAAAATAGGATCGTGAGAGCGGATGTAAAAGGCAAACCGATTCTGGAAAATTCGTGTATTTTTTTTGCGTATAAATAAGTTCGTAGGGATTTACGATTTTCTTGTAATACTCCCAATCACTGGTACCCGCATCAGACTCGTATTTATTAATACGTTTCCTCAGATGATGAAGGCCCTCTTCTTCCTTATTCATTGTGTAGGTCCATGATTCACTCACATCATGGTGAATGGGTCCCATTGATCGTGGAACCCATTCTACACAGGTCCAGGGTGGTTTTTCGATTACTATAGCCATACTGTATAAAGTAACGGACCCTTTAGATTAATAGAATTTTTATAAAAAATAGTATTAATTTGTTAATATCTAATTATGCCGCAACTAACTCATATAACTCAACATCGGGTTCCTCGAGCCCCTTCACTTCACCAGGCAGCGTCATGTTCATCATCTGGAACTGGCTCCTTCCACAAGGATCATTGGCATCCTCCTCCAACATGTCCGTCAAATCCCCGTCCTCCTCGGCCTCTTCGTCAGGCTCTTCCTCCAGATTCTTGGTCAAATGCTCCAGCATCTGGTCATCCAAGAGGATCTGACTGAACGCCGTGCCGCCTCTGAAGGGCTGACCCGTCATGATGTTCGCCGAGACACCTGTGACAGAATCCACTTCACCGAACAGAGCCGCATTCAAGACGATCTTCGAGGTCTCCTCAAAGGACATCTTGGCCAAGGGACCAATGTCGTTCTTGTTGATACCATAGCGATCGATGGACATGAGACGGCCCGTGCGAGTAATGAAGTCGCAAAGGATTCCTAGGTGGCGACTGTTCACGCCCACAGATCCAAAGATTGGCTGAAGCTCATTCATCAGGATCGTACGAACAGCCTCCAAGCCAAGAATCTCTACGATATCATAGATGTTCGTCGTGTACAGACGGTTCGCATCTACCGCAGGATGATTCATGACCTTGATGTAATTGGAGCCATCCGTGTCCAGAATGTACTGCTCCAGTTCCTGATACTTGCGTTCAGGGCCCTCTCCTACCAGCTCGGCCTTCTGTGTGTCCTTGCGGAACGTCACCCCTTTGATACCAGGCATGCCACGGATCACGCAATTATTGAGGAGCTTGTTCTGGAACAGCTTGAGGGAAGTAAATTGGTCAATCGATTCCTCCGATTGGATGCGGATTCGCATGATGAGCTTTTCGGCGTTGTAGTCGCTGTAGATAATCTGAGTGGTAGGATACATCTTGCGAACCACGAAGACCACGTCGGCCATGGTAATGTTCTTGTTGTACATCTCCTCCCTATTGAGCTCCAGGCGTACGAGCCACTTCGAATTCGTAGCAGCGGCAACATCGGGCTGCCCCTGCTCCAAGAATCGGTAAAAGGCGAGCAGCTCCCTGTCCTCCTCGATCACAGTTTCCTCATTCGTAGGATCCCAGTAAATTCCGATCTTATTGGTGATATTTCGGAGAAGCGTCAGCTCCAGGTCTTGGACGAGCTGTCTGGCCTTCTCCTTGGACTTGCGGAACTCGGGCTTCATGTAGATCGTCAGGGACGTTGCCTTGGGATTCTTGGTGACCTTCAGAATCTCTCTAAGACGAGGAATACCCTGGGTCACGTTCGACTTACTGGCTACACCTGCCATGTGGAAAGTATTCAAGGTGAGCTGGGTCGAAGGCTCTCCAATACTCTGGGCGGCAATAATTCCAACCTGTTCGCCTGGCTGGACCCAGGACTTCATGTGACCGATGACAATCAGCTCACACAGAGTGTCAAACGCATTCTTCGTGAAGCGATCCTTCACAATGAGCTTTGAGGGACTCAAGTTGTAGCGAAGGAGAGCAGACCAGATCGGGACATGCTTGGTCTTCGTGCGTTCAATGATGGTATTGATCATCTTGTACACATAGGTTGGCTGGAGATCCGTGAAGGAATCTGGCTTCAAGCCAAACCTGACTTTCATGTTCAAGATGAGACGGCTCAGATTCACGGGGGCATTGACAGCTCCCGAATCCATAATGGATCCGCGAAAGACGTCTTCGACAAGCATGCGTTGATCAGCGATCACTTCCTGGACGAACAGGTTGGCTTGGTTGAGTGTCTCGGGATCGAGGGTGGTTCCTTGTGGGAGTACCTTGGACCAGTCGACCGTCTTCAGACCGAAGGTGTTCTCGATGTCCCCGTGGCTCATTTTTTCCAGGGGAAGACTCTGGCCCTCCAGCTTGGTCGCCATGATCCCGTCCTCGCCATAATAGAACTGGACCACGTTCATGTTGGAATCGCGGACTGTCCCGTCATGCTGGACCACGATATCCTCGAGTGCCTTGATGAGCTGACGCTGAATGTAGCCCGTGTCGGCCGTCTTCACTGCTGTATCAATCAGACCCTCACGACCCGTCATGGCGTGGAAGAAGAACTCTTGGGGCGTGAGGCCCCTAATGAACGATGACTCCACGAAGCCACGGGCCTCGGCTCCGTCATCGTACTTCTTGTAATGGGGCAGCGTCCTGTCCGTCAATCCATACTGGATTCGCTTGCCCTCAATGGCCTGCTGGCCCACACAGGCCACCATCTGAGCAATATTCAGCTGGTCACCCTTGGAGCCCGACTTTACCATCGCTACTAGACGATTCTCGGCGGACAGGGAGGCAAGACCGTTCTTACCCGCATCCGCACGGACCTTCTCCAGAATGGCGAAGGCCTGGTCCTCGAATTCCTGCTGATTCGTCTTGCCCGTGTTGTTCTCAAAGAGATCCGTGTGAATCTGGAGCTGGATGGCAGTGATGTCCTTCTTACACTTCTGGATGGACTCGTCGAAATCCTTCTTCGTCTTCTCATCGGCAATCAAATCGCTAATGCCCACACTGAAGCCGTTGAGAACCAGGAAGTCCTCCACCACTCGCTGAAGGGAATCGAGGAACATGGAGGTCTCCTTGGGACCATAGTCATTGTAGGTCACATGGACAATACCCTTGCCTGGCTTCATGTAGACATCGCCATCAATGGAACCTTGTGTGATGTTGCCCTGAACGATCTTGACGAAGTTCTGGGAGGTCTCGCCCTCCTTGGAATCGTAGGACTTGTTGCCCATAGTGATGTTCAGGGGGGGAAGTAGCTTGCTCAGAACCTGCTGGCCAGTATAGTATCCGTCCTTGTCAGGGGCAGGCAGAATCCCGTCGAATCGCTTGTTACGCATCATGAGGTTCATGAATTCACGACGGGTAAAGCGGACGCCTGGTCTGGTTAGGCGAAAGGATCCCACAAGGGAATCCTGGAACACACCGATCAGCGGCTTGGCGTGCCTGGGTGTGATTATATTGTGAGGGATCGCCGCGATCTCCTCGAGCTCCATAGCTGCTTCGTAGCTCTGGGGCACGTGCATATTCATCTCTGGTGTTAATACAATTTACGGGGTAAATGTACTAAGCAGCCCTCCAACTTTCGAAGGAGGCCGGACTATATCTTGTGCCATCTCAGGGTGATTAAACCTTCATTGATGACCCGTTCCCATTTAGTCTCTGGACCTTTTCCATACCCTATCATAACGGGTTTAGGAACTTGGCTGCGGATTACCGATTTCATCTATCAATTGTTGCCTGGCAACAATTGAAGACTCATTACCAGAATTTTTACTATACCCTTGATATTTCTCCAAGGCCAGTTCTAGTTTTCACATAGAACCTTAGTATCTGATATTTTACGGACTTCCCGAACAATTTGAGGACGTTGCAAATGTTTTACTGATTTCTCTCAAGAACTCTTTCGCCCGTTCTGTAAGACTTTCTAAAGTTTCATACTTTCCCACAAAGGACGCCTTCTTATCATCTACTTTCACAATGGCAGCCAAATGACCATCAATGTGTTTCGAGGATATGTACTGATCAAGATTAGTTAAATCTATGACCACATCACGAAACCGCTCTAATTTTTGTTTACTATGCTGAACTTGAGCTCGCTTCATTAGGGAATCACGCACACTTTCCGTCTTAAGTGCTTCTTTAATTCCTTTTGAAATCAATTCCCGAGTGGCCTCTGTTCTACATACACATCCACCTCTGGGACGAGCAGGGTTTGTAATAAGAGTATCCACATTTTTAGCATCAGCCTTAACTATTGTTTTGCCACCCTTTGTAAGATTATAACCATTTGGATAGAATGTATTTAATTCCTCAATATAATGCTGTTCCCACCTATCCATATCCTCAAGAGGACATGTCTTTAACAACACTACACTAAATACATCCTTGCTATATAAGCGAATCGCATTATTCAAATACCTACACTGCTTCTTCTTGGTATTACAAATTGCTTCACTTATATGATCTCGAAATCTCCCTTCGAATCCAAACGGCTTATATTTTCCCCTGTTCTTACGATGACTCATAGCCTGGCCCACATAGTATTTATTCGTAGCGGTATTTATGATTTTATAGATATGCCCCACGACGCCGGAGATATCCTCAAGTACACTGTTCATCTCTATCAGAACATGCGAGTTGAAACTTTAAATTCAGTATTTCATTCACTAGGTAGTTATATGGACTCGTCACACTCTATGCGAAGTGGAAAAGCCGTGAAGTTTACACTGTTAATCCCATTAAGTACTTTCACAACTTAATAAGCAGCTACCTGTTGGCGACAAGATTTATCACCATCAAAATCAGCATTATACGGCCT